TAATTTAAGTTAAGTGAAGTGTGGAAAGGGATTATCAGACCCGAGGAATCCGTCTTTTGCACCATGGAAATAGTTTTAATCATTAAACTGCTTATCAATAGGTGGCGTGACCACCATGCATCATTACCTGATTAAAACCCAAGACTCTTTAGTCCCAATGTGTTATCCAGTAAACCATATCTTTAACTTTCATTATTCGACATTACCTACTTAAATAATTATCTTTAAGGAGGAAGAGGTTGAAAAACTCAAATTAAAGAACCAGGTCTTCTGCCGTTATATTAAATAACCCCAGTCGTGAACTGGACGCATCAAAGATTACTGATTTTTAGGGTCCTAGATCCTACGCACCGCTGTACTGAGAAATAACATCTAATTATATTTTAGGTAATTAGAGGAACAAACACAGTACCCAACCCGAGGGTCTATCACGTTATACGTAAGATTTTATACCACACATTAGAAATAATGTCTACTATTATTATTTTAGAGACACCATTGACTTGGTTGATCGAGCAAATTTTGAATATTTAACTCAACTTTTGACCATTCGACTCAAAGTAATTTTGGCCATCTGATCTTGACGATGGAAGATATCCCTTTGGATCATAAGAGAGCCAATTTCTGACTCTAACTCATTGAGTTCCACTCATAATAATGATAAATCGAGTGGCTTATCTGCCTCAATAAGGCCTCTATCTGAGGCTTCTTGAGGATCTTCAATTATCAATCTCATATCCCGAATCTTAATAATAGTATCTAAGAACGGTTCTCGATAGACCAATTCCTTGATCATATCGAAAACGTGTTGTAATTTATCAGGTCCCGGATTATGAACGTATTTCCCACCAACTTTTTGGTTGGAAAAACGAATCAAATCTCGTTCCCAAATTAAGTTACTCTCCCTGAAATGGGGAAACTTAGATAGTCTATCACCAGAGTGGGGAATGATACCATATCACTCCCTATCTCGCTTTACAGTCACGAATGACCATAAAGGTCTCGCCTTTTCTTCTAACATAATAAGACGAGAAAGTAGAGCATCACGCTCATCTTTTAATAGAGCACGAAGGGCTAAAAGTTCTTTACCCTCTGTTCAAGTATACTTAGAACCTAAACCGGTTTTAAGTGATAATCAATCAGGGATAGATCAACGTTTGACACCATAAGGTGAATAAAACATAACGATCCTATCTCTGGCCCGTCTTCCCATTTTATAAAGAAGAGAACCAAGGTTTCCCTTAACTTTATAACCAAAGGAGAACAGATCCAGGAATGACACCAAACTTAATTTGTACTTACGTGCAAATTCAAGTGAGGCTGGAATCATTTGTTTTGCAACCCAATATTCAGTTATTGGTACTGCAGAAACATCCGTACCTTTATAAAAAGTACGTTTTATGAATTCCAACGCCGTTCCCTTCTCCGAAATCAGACTTTTGTGAAGTCCGATTTTAACTCCAATTAAGTTACAGAGTTTAACGTATTCCTTGGCTACTGCGGTGTTTGATATAACAATATCATCCCCCACAATGGCGTAAGCATCGAATCATCCGTAATACCCATTTATGGTAAATGGTTGAAGTTTAGATCTAATGAATGCTCATTGGACAATAAAATGATGTAATAGTCCCATACTATGGAAGCTAGATTTAGCCCCCATAGGTTGACCAACAGAATAATTAACTGTTGTGTTAAGATTATAATCTTGGTTTTTAACCCGATATGATCTTCCAACTAGGATATCACGTCATAAATTGCTCAATGTATCTCCAATCAGATATCGTAAAACGATAACCTGAAGAGAAATAGGCAGTCTATCTGTTGCTGATTTTAAATCATAGCAATAGAAGGGACCTTTTGGGTACCTTTTCAATAGCCTATTTAACGGAGATAGCTGAGATTTGGTTCCATCTTGAGGAATCTTTTCTAAAAGTGAAGCCTGGTGAGACATCAATGGATCTAATAATCATTGTGTCCAACAGTCCACCATAGCAAAGACCCTAACCTTACCTGCCGCTTCTTCAACAAACCCTAAGGAACCAATATGTTTCTTCTTTCCTAAACTAGAAAAGTCGAACTCCATATCGGTAACTAAGGAATTTATTGTTTGAACACGGTTAACTACTCAGTTTGAACCCGTCAATTGACATCACTGTCGAATTGATTCCCAAATTGGTGAATTAATGAGAAGTTTTGCACTTCTAATAATACCAATAGGAGAAGTGGATAGTATGGTCGGTGCTAAATGCACACCACCTACCGCCGGAGTTGCTGAGGAGATCAAGAAAGGTTTGGCTTTAAGATTTCGCCATCGTATAGGACGAGATAATCCGATAAGGTGTTCCAATGATTTAAAAATCAAAGGGACGACCTCCTCAAATTCCGTTAACGTCTCCTGTGACATTGATCCAGGATCGGTAATAGAACTTAAGTCCGGTTTACCTTTAAACTCTAAAACCCTAAACAGGGAAAAGAGGGTAAGTCATAATTTAATAACTGACTTATCACCGTTCCGTATACGCTCTCGGTGTAAACTAGGGATTAACCTTGGTAAACCACCTCGAGATCGCGCAAC